AACCTGTATAACCTGTATAACCTGTATAACCTGTATAACCTGTATAACCTGTATATCCAGTATAACCAGTTCTTCCTGTATGACCTGTATAACCAGTATATCCTGTATAACCAGTATAACCAGTATAACCTGTATATCCTGTAAAACCTGTATATCCTGTAGGACCCGTTGGTACGCTTGTAAAAAGTTGTCCATTTAAAATTAAACTATCGCATTCAAGTTCCGTTAAATTAGGAAGTGCTAAAAATTGAGATGCGAATGATGTCATTTGTTTTTTTATTTATTTTAAAAATTTGTTTATGTTTTTAAAATGCAACTTTGCAGAGAGGTAAGCCATTATTGTATACAAAATCGGACCCTTCTCCCTCCATTACCCTTTCGACAACACGACCAGCTTCTGTTACAGCATCTGCAATCTTTTCGGCATAACTGGGTAAATTATTAAATACTTTTTCAAGATCTTGTTTTATGAATTTAGTAGACTCTGGGGTACTTAATCCATTGGCAGCCAAGACGTTTAACATAAAGTCCTGGCAATTATTTTTTTTACTCGAATAATTTGTGAAATCAGCATCGCCCATTCGTTTTCTTGTCTTTTCTAAAAGTTCATTAATTGTTATTTCTTTACCGTCTAATGAAACATCCATTGATTCAACATCTTTTCCAGTTGGGAGACTTGAACGTTCGAAATGAATCACATCTTGTTTATCAAGTAGATATTTACCAGAGATTATCATTCCGAGGTGGAGAAGCTCGTCAAATCCGGTATTTCGCAATACTCCTACGAATTTAGCAAAAGCCGATAAAGAAATGGGCTTTCTAAACAATTTTATACTAGTGATCTTTTCATCACCAACTTGCTCCAATAATTTTCTGACTTTTGGAGATAGCTTGCCTACATCGCGTAAAAATAAACCTTGACCTTTCATTTTATATATTTATTTGAACATAGAAAAAAAAATAAGTAATTTTTATAACAAACGTGGCTGTTGTTAGTGGCTGTTGTTAGTGGCTGTTGTTAGTGGCTGTTGTTAGTGTGTCAAAAGCGCACCTCGAAATTGAGGTTTAAAGACAACGCTGTTAGATATAGGATGACATCCAAAACCGACTTTTGCACTGTGTGCTTCAACCAAACCGATATGATCGTTTTCTATGAACGACTACCTATGTGCGCCGACTGTAATCATGACCTACCGATGGAAATACGTTGTAAGTTAGGAAAAGTGATCGCAAATACCGATGTTTGTGAAATACCCACTTACAGAGATTTGCGATTATTTCAACTTCTCGATTTGACAGTTGATTCAAAAAATATGAAAGTCAACATTTCCCCATATCAAAATAAACTCGTGAAAGCGAGAGATATTTTGAACAAGGAATTCGTCAAAAAAATCAAATGTAAGAGTCTGCTTTCAAAAAAGAAGATTTCTATCGGCAAAAGAAAAAGTGAACGTTTAAGACTTCAAAGACGATTGAAGTTAGACGCATTTTTCAGACAAAACCGTATTTAAGTAAACACCCAGTTTTTCTAATTCTATAATCGCATTTGATTATAGAATTTCTTTAACGAACGTTAAAATTTTACTTTTGCATTATCTGGGGCTACATAATTCAAAGCCGTCGTATTACCTTTGCCCATCATTCGTTTTTGTCCAAGTCGTTGACCGATGGGGTTTATAACGAGGCGTGAGTCACCCCCTCGCATTTTACCGTAACCGAGGGATTTTACATAGTCTACCGCCGATTTTCCTACACTGGTTCCAAGGCTAGCACCAGTCACAGAACCAACTGGGGTGAAAGCGGAACCTAAAAATCCACCCAAAGCACCTGTTGCAAGTGGCACTACTACTCCACCGACGTTTGAAATAACTTTTGAACGCTTGAGAAAATCATTGAAGTCTTCCCACAGACCATTTCCTTTCATTCTTTTTCCTTTACCCATCTGCTTTTTTTTAAAATCGTCATACAACTTTCGTATTGCTGGATCGTTTAAAATTGATTTTGGTAATTGCATTTTTTATTATAGATAATATTTGAATTTTTTCTCAATCATTTTTTTGTATGGTTCTACATTTTTTTCACCATCGATAAAATCGGGAATTCCACCACTACCTTTTTGCTTTCTTTCTTGATACGATTTCCAACCACTCGCAGTCTCAAAATCATGACCATTAATTCTATCCTCTAAAAATTGCATGCAGTGATACCCGCAATTTGAACTGTTTTCATTTTGACGCTGTAAACGGTTAAATTTGAACTTAAACATTTTTCCAGGATTTAGTTTTATTGCTATTTTTTTCATTGTGTCGAGTAATAAAGGCTCTGGTTGAGAACTCTCACAAAGGCTGTCAAAATATTCTGCACTTGGAAAATCATCCCTATTATCGATAAAAATACACCTCCAATGTCTACCTGATGAACTTGACGGTTCTGTATTTATGATTGCGCAAAAGTATTTTCTTTCTGGTTGAACAAAAGGTAAAAGTTGAGCAACTTTATCTTGAGCAACGACAGGCACAAAATGTTTTACTCGATTTTTCATAATATGTTCCAATTCATCGTTATACAAACCTCCGTCATTTTCACCTTTTTTTTTACCTAACCCTTCGCTTTCACTTTCACTACTTGCAAACGAGCCTAAATTTCTACTAAACACTTCTAATAAGAACCTTTTACTTTCTTCAAGGCTTCTCTTTTTTTTGTAATCACTCAAACCCAACTCATTAGCGATTTGAGTCAAGTCTTTATTGTTGTATTTTGGTTTTTTACTAATTATTGAAAATGGCAACCTCCCAATTCTTTCGTCTAATGTCAATTCATCATCGTCTGGAGGTAGAGGTATAGATGCAGGATTTATGACTGGGGGTTGAGGTTGAGGTGGAGGCGGAGGTTGAGATTGAGGTTCCGCTAAAACTGGTTTAGGCAAATTAACTTCTTTTGATTGCTTTAACAAAATATCCAATACTTCTTTTAAAGATGAATCTGTTTTTTGCGAGGAAGATAAATCCAAAAACTTTTTTTGCGGTGTAAATGTATATAATGGTAGATTTGGAAGTTTTTTTTCTTCTTTTTCCATTAATTCTCCAATTTTTCTATTATACTGAACTTTAACCTTTTTCTTTTTTGGTTGTAATCGTTTAGCGGGTCCGCCAATTATATTTTTAATATTTATTTTTTGAATTTGGGTCTGTGTCATCCCCTCTGGAACTTTTACAAACACCTTTTTACCGTTTGAATTTAAGTAGTAATATTTATCTTTTTTCTTATCGTAGTATAATCGACGAGGTCTTGTCATCTTTTTATAATTAGTTTTTAAAAAAAAAGTCTATATATAAAATGAAAATCACAAAGTTCATTCCTCTTGTTTTTGCTGGATCACCTAATACAACTGCAAGAATTTCTATTCCTTTTCGAGTAAAAACAATTCACGTTAAATCGATGAGTTATGTGGCTGCCACCGACGGATTGAATAATTATGTTTGTGTTATGAGCGATTTATTTCCTGGTAATAGCCCTTTTGGCATAGTCAATCAAGATACTACTTATTCATCTGGTTCTGTTCAAGACGTTGAACATCAATTCGCTAATCCTATCGATATTAATGGAACTTATAATTTTAATATTATCAATATGGATGGATCTACAGGTGCAACATCTAACGGTGGTATAAATACCGATTGGATTGGTATGATTGTTGAATTTAATGCAGCAGACGAAATATTCTAAGTTTAAAAAGATAAAAAAAGATAAAAAAAGATAAAATGCATCAAAGTGAATATATGAAATTATGGAGACAAAACAATGCTCAAAAAATTAAAGAATATAATAAAAAAGCAGTTACTGATTATAGTGAAGGAAAAATTTATAAAATAGTATGCAACGTTACAAATGAACAATATATAGGTTCTACAAAAGAAAAATATTTATCGAGAAGATTACAACGACATAAACACCATTATACAGAATGTTTAATAGGTAAAAAAAGAGGAAAAATGTCTTCATTTTCTATAATACAAAGGGGAAATTTTGACATTATTTTAATAGAAAAATATCCCTGTGATTCAAAATTAGATTTAGAAAAAAGAGAACGATATTATATTGAAAATAATGATTGTGTTAATAAAAAGGTTCCTACAAGAACGGCAAAAGAAGAAAGAAAAGCTGAACCAGAAAAATATAAAGAACAAACTAAAAAATGGAATAGAAAAAGAAAAGAAAAATATACGTGTGAATGTGGTTCTACTTTAACAAAACATTATAAAAACCGTCACGAAAAAACTCAAAAACACATAGATTACAGCAATGAAAAAAAAATTAATGCGTCAAACGAAATATTCTAAGAATTTATATTTATTTTTTGAATATAAATTCATAATTTTGATTACATAACTTGGGAACCAGACGCTGTAAGCATCAATACCTTTTGGCCGCAGATTATGGTCGCCCACCTATAAGCGGCCGCATTAGCGAGAGATGCTTGAATTTGCCAAGTTTTGCTTTCTGTGGTAACATCAAGACCATCTCGAGAATGCTGGTCAACTTCACACAATGGCTTTTCACCAAAGAAACTATCAATATGTACCCATTCAGCATTCACATATTCACCTAGACTCTGCACAACTGACTTTTTCAAATATTCTCTATTTCCAAGATAAAAGTCTTGTGAAGTGAGTGCATTAAACCCAGCACTATACTTTAGAGGCTGAGAATTAATAAATGTATTATATAATGAAATTTCTCCTCTAATGTGAACGGTATTAGTGTTGACGGTACCACCAGATTGAAAAGCTCCAGTAATAAAAGCCAAAATAGAATTTCCGTAAGCACGGGTTGCTTGTAATTGATAAGAATGAGCAGTCGAAGCAGATATACTTTGAAGAGTAACTGTTGGATACGCAAATGGAAGGGTAATTCCTTGGCTCATGACTTGATTAATAATTTGAGATGAGATTTTCAAGTTTTGCTCAGTTGCCAAAGAAAGAGAAATATTGGTTAAAGCGACCGCAGCGGTTTGACTTTCCGCTCCAGTGACAGGAGACCCAACAGCAGTGGCTTTAAATGTATAATTGTTATTCGCACCCCAATATACTTGAAGAGTAAGATTAGATGGACTATACATCATTTTTTCAGATGCAAGGATGCTCATCTTGAAAGCAGATAAAGGAATACTTACATCCAGAAACGTATCTGTTGATACTGCTGTGACATAAAATTGTTTTCTACCAAAATAAGGATTGAATGGTGTCAGATCTGTATCGAGTCCATTGTCGTTTACACTTGTATTAGAAGTGTTTGCTTTACTTATATCTTCGACAGTATTGGCTTGAGCAACAGCAGCGGTAGACCCAGTAGTCAAAGCATAAGATTTAGTTGAAAATTCGTCAAAAGAAGTTCCTGCTGGGGTGACTAGTGCTGAATACAGATTCACATTTGAGATATCAGCCCATAGAGCATTCGTTGCACTATCGTAAAGTGTTATTCTGGAAATTGATGAGCATAAGTTTCCATTAATAAAATTGGCTTTAGCAGTCGATCCACATTGTAAAGTAAAATTCAATCTCGATTTATCAAAACGAAATACTGAAGGAGGGATAATAAATTCCGTGGGTCCTACGGAACTTGTGATACTAGTAGTCACACTATTCGCTCCTTGAGGAGAAATTTGTCTAAATAAAAGTTGTGAGTGATTGTTGATTTTTTCTGTTAAATCTAATTCTGGTGATATAACTTGTGTCATTTTTATTCAATGAGAAAATTAAATTTTATTTTGAAAAAAAACATAAATTAAATTATATAATTTGCTTTTACAGGAAAATTTGGCATATCAGTCGTTTCATTGCTTAATGATGGCGTTGACCCTGATGTAGTTTGAGGTTTATCGTCGTCATCTTTTGTTACATTCTCTATCAATTTTCTCTGTTGTTGTTCAATTTGAAACATACGTTGCTCGTTCGTTATCATCAATTCTTGTCTATGTAGTTCATGTGTATCATTTCTTTTATAAAAAACCAATGTAAATGCCCATGGTATTCCATTGAAGTCTATTAATTGTCCAAAACTATCAACAATAGAGAAATTCCAACTATTTACGTTTGTTGAATTAAATGAACGTGAATTTAGGTCAATATTAAATTCTTGGAAAAAAATAACTGATTGAGGCGGGAATGAACCTACACTAAGAATTTCTGCGAGAATTCCGTCATTTGCAGTGTCACATATACTACTTTGAATGAACATACGAAGAATATATGCGAGATTAATTGCATTTGCGGATACAAGAGTATTTGCTACAAATGGATAAGCGGTAGATTGGTCAAAACCCAATTGACGAAATGGTGAATTTACGTTCATTGTTATAGTTGGTTGAAAAGCACCATTACCGCTTACGGAAAAAGTGAATTTAAATGTATCTGGAGCATTTTGGGTATTTGGATTTGTAACTGTATATGTCCAGTTATTTCCAAGAGTTACTGAAGCGGTAGTCAATAAAGCAGATAGTACTGTCGCTAAATTAAGTTTATTATAACCACCAATTGGAATTGTTATTGTTGTTGATACTCCTTTTTCTGTAAGAGTAAAAGTATTATACCCCGAAGGCATATTATAATATGATTTTGGGATACTTGCAGTCATCAAACATACGGCGTCGTATTTATTTCCTCCAAGGTCCACGGGAATATTTTGAAAAGAAGAATTCGTGCCTCCTATTCTATCTTTACTGTTAAAACTAATAATTGTTGGATATGATAGTGTTCCATCGAAATTACTCATTTAATTTATTACATCAAAGTTATTTCTTTATTTAGTTTACATCTAAATTTTTCATCTCGAATCGACAGGTACATAAAAGAATATGGTTCTTCTGTGCAATGTTTATACATTTTCCAAAATTCAGGGAAATCAATTGAAAGGTCAAATAATTTATGAATACCTCTCATCTTTTCTTCAGACAGCGATTTGAATGCCATAAAATAATCTAACTGTAGAATAGATTGAGGTTGAATATCCAAGATGTATTGCGAAGAAATAATAACAGAAGACTTACTATGTCGATGTATCTTCAAAAGTCTCGCAATTGCTTGATTACGAAGATGAATTGCTGGCAGATCATCGAAAATAAACAAATTTTCAGGTGCTACTTTTTTCGGTTTATATGTTTTCACGTTTACTTCTTTTTCATTACCAAATTTAACAATTGAATTACTTTTGATTTTTGGTGGTTCTTCCTCTTCTTCTTCTTTATTAATTTCGTCAATTATATCCTCTAACACGTTCATTTTACCATCGAGAATGCTATCATAAGTATTAACTAAATTACCTTTTCGTTCTAATTGAGAAATGATTTCTTTCCATGTTGGGTCAAGTTGATAAGTAGCACAAAATACCCAAACTACTGTTCTTTTATCTATACATTTTTGCGTTATAAGGTTTATTAAACTCGATTTTCCACTTTTCTTTTTTGCCGTTATGAAAGTATTCCAATAAGGACCGTTTGGAAATATATCATATCCTTTAACATTTGTTTTATCCCATTTTCCAACTCCGCTTTGAACTGGTTGAACTGATAATTGATTTATTATTTTTTCTGTAAAATTCATATTTTATTATATTGTCAAATTTTTTTAATCAGAAACGAACCATTGCGTTTTGAGATAAGTGTGTTAATCTATTGAGGTAATTATTTATATGAAAACTTTCTTTCAATTTTTCATTCTTTTGTTTTAATAGTTGATTTTCATACACCACTTTTGGATCAGGTGTTTCTTTTATCACTTCTTTAACTACTTCTTTTTCAATTATTTTAGGTTCTGGTTTTTTAATCGCTATTTCCTCTATTATGAATTCATCTGCTTCATCTGCTTCATCTTCACTTACTTCGCTTTCTACAGGCGGATTAACTTTATCTTTCATTCTACGTTCTCTGTATAATTTCAGAGCATCGATATTTTTTTGAGGAGGTCGTTTATGACCAGAGACTTCTCCGTTTTTCTTCAACGGTTTACCCTCCGCATTACGAGGCATTCGTCCTCCTCTTTTTTTAGTTTTTTCTTCCTTTTCAGGTTTAAGAGGTGGTGGTCGGTCTACTTTAATAGTTAATATATTACTTTTTGTTTGAAGAATTTCCCCAACTTTATCCATTTTTGTTAATAAAAAGAAAATATTAAATTATAAATAAAAAAAATGGAAATAAGTATAGATTGTAAGATATATGATTTACCTGAACTTTTTAGAAACGAGTTATACCTCCTTGTAAAAAGAGTAACAGAGATTTGTCATAATCATAAAATAAAATATTTCATAGACGGTGGAACATTATTAGGGTGTGTAAGAGAGCAAAATCAGATTCCATATGACTATGATGTTGATTTTGGTATGTTCCAAGAAGATTATGACAAACTAAAAAAGCATTATTCCTTTTTTGAAAAAGAGTATGATTATCATTTGAAAGAAGCAGATGTTGGTTTTCTGAAAATAATATCAAAACAAACGTGTTTAACAAGAGACACTACATATTGTTTTCCTACCTTGGATATACTTGTATATAAAAATTTTAATGGGATTATTGCGATAAAAGATAGAGGAACTAGGCATTTGTATTCAAAATACAGATTTTTAGAAAGCAACTTATTACCATTGAAAAAAGAGTATATTTACAAAGATCTGCTTTTGTATGGCGCAAATAATCCAATACCGTATTTAGAACGATGTTATGATGATTGGAAAAAACGAATACATGATATGAAAGTTTTGTATAAAAATGAAATAGAGAGTTAGATTGTAATTACTATTATATTATATTTTTAATAAAAATGAAGGGTGGTGTAGGGTTTAATATCTAACTAAATATGTTATTACTGTATATACCTTATTTTTATACTGAGAAATAAGGGTGGTGGGGGTGAAGGGTTATTCCCCACTTTTTGAGTTAATACAAAAAAAAAAGAAATTACATTGACGATAATAACAATTTATATAATTCTAATAATTAAAAAAGTGGGGAATAACCAACCACCCCCACCACCCTTATTTCTCAGTATAATTGAAGGTGAGTTTTTGAATAGTAAATAAAGTTAGATATAAACCCTCCGCCACCCACCACCAACCATTCAAATATAATATAATTGTTAGATATTATATTTACAATAAATCAGTAGACAAAGTATTTTGTTGGTTTACTAAACTTTGTCTTTTGCAATAATAAACTTGTCCTTTTTTCGTCTTTTTTGTTTTACATATTTCTTTTAATAATCTACCAAATGCAGTTTCGGTCAAATGTTTATTTGGATAATCATCCCTAAATTTATTAAACATTTCTCTGCCAAAAAAACTAATACCTTCATATTCATCACATGCAACATAATTTTCAAGAAACCACTGTTTAACAGGGTTCTGTGTATCAAAAAATTCACTGGTTTTTGCTTTTACTTTTACACTTTCATAGAACTTACCTTTTTCTCTCAAATATGTATCAATCATAATATGACAAAAAGCATCTGTAAACTCTCGTTGTGAAATTTTGTTCTTTAATGTCGTATCTTTGAACTTTTCAAATGGTTGCAACTCTTGCCCTACATCATCAACGAATGAAAACTCTAAACCTAAAACTCGTAATCTTCTTTTTATAGCATCATCACAAGTTGATAAATCCATTTGGTCATTCAGTTGCATCATTAAAGTAAACTTAGGAGTATACTCAAATGCATCTTTATGTAAATATCTCGCTTGTATTTTATCATTACCAGTCCATCTTTTCAACATAGGAGTTTTTAAAGTAGCATCTCTACCATCCTTTGGTTCAGTAGTCATTACAATTCTTGCAAATCTACAATCAGCCAATTCACTATTTGCTCTACCTTTATCTTTATCATATTCAGTAAGTTGATCTGGTGAAATTTCTTTGTAATATGAACCATAAATATTATTCATAATAGTAGCACAAAGACCTTTTCCGTTTCCACCTGACCCAGTCATTTGTATAAATAACTCATTGATATTTTTACCATAAAATCCTAAAGACATCAATGATTTTAGACTTTTATCCTGTTCTTCATTTTCAGTTAGAGACCAAAGAATATCATTTGCATCTTTAATAATTTCTTCATTTTTTTCTGGGTAGGGATACCCACAAGTAGTCATAATATAATCTTCTTTTTCAATTTTTCTTTTTTCACCATTTTTACTCATGTCAATACAGTAACCATCACTAAATGCAAAAAGATGGGGTTTTGAATCAAAAATATCAACAAATGAATTTGGTTTTGTAAGTATACCTTCTAATTGAGCAATAACTCCATTCATAAAAGTAGTGTTACCGCAATTAGAAATAATGTCTGTTAAAATTTTGAATTTTTTTGCTTTAATTTTTAGATCTTTTTCATCATCAAATTCAGTTATTTTGTGATCTTGATACTTTTTCATTATTTTTGTAAAAAATTGACATAAAGGATAAATTAGTTTGTTTTTGGTATTATTAAAAGACCATAATTTGGTTGTTTCATCAAAAATAATATATCCATATCCAGTGGTAAAAATAATATCATCTCTATTTGCTTCCTTATATATAGTAGCAAAATCGTGATGTCCTAATCCATTCGAATCATTATATAGTTTATCAATCAAAGTAATATCATGATCGACAAATATTATTTTTGGTTTATGTGTTTTTCGATTAAGTTTTGCATATTCTTCAGGATTTTCCGTTTTTGCATAAAAAGATAATGTTTTAATTGTCGAGTTTGATTTTTTTATTGTCTTCCATAATTGTTGACATTGAATTTCATTATATTTTTCTTCACAAGTTGAACTCCATTTATTAAAAATATGATATGCTTCTTCCTCATTATCATCAAAAATATTGTATATAACCTGAGCAATAGCAAACCATTGTTTATATCCACAATCGGCTGAAATTAAACTTAAATACTCTTTAACTTCGGTTGTTTTTTCATCTAATGAACGAGTGTCCATTTCTTTGTTTATTTTTCGTTTTTCGATTTCTTTGGCTTCAAATTCAATCTTTTCTTTAATTTTTTTAACTTCTAATTCTTGACTATATTGCGTTTTCATTTCTGTTATATATTGATCTCTATGCCAAATATTTAATGACATAATATTTGGAAGATATAAATCGACGTTTTTGCTTATATCAATTTTTTCTTCCTTTTCATCGTAAATATGATAATCTTGCAATGCTTCACAAATAGTCATTTTGTTTAAATTACTATCATAAAATTTTGTCAATAAATAAGGTTTCAAATTAATATCTTTCGCACCATTATAAAGTAACCAAGGATTACTATATACGGCATTGTCTAACTCAAAATTAAGTTTTTTCACTTCATTTTTTAACCTTTCAAATACGACTTTTACAAATTCTTCTTTATTTACAAAAATAAAGGGATAATGTAAATGGAAACCATTTTTCCAATATTCATTTTTTTGATATGGTTCTTTTTCTAAAATTCCACAACGAAGTCTATTATCATCTACATTATAGATATTCTTGATTTGGGTATTAAGCGTATTTACAATATCTTTCAAATTTTGTTCCGTGTATTGATGTTTAATTTCTTTGTTTTTCAGATCAATGTCAAAATATAAAGGAATATCGTGAAAATTATTTCGTTCAGCTAAAGTGTGTTTTTCAGTGGAAATTGATTTAAATAAAAATGGTAAATTTTGCCTACTAAGTAGAAATTTGTTTGAAGTTCTAACCATTACACCTTTTGAATTCTGTAATGGACGAGATATAACATTTTGATAATTATAATATTCGTTATTATCTACTTCGTTTGCGATTAATAAGTCATTTAAAGACGTAAAATCGTTAGTTAAAGAAGAGTTAAGGTTTTCAGTAAAGATAATTTGGGGCATTGTTTTTATTAGAAAATCTTACTTTTTAAACCTATATTTATTTTAAACAATGGTGTTTAAAATAACCATAAAATTTATTTTCTAACTTAAAGGAATAATATCTTACATATACAATGACAAGATTGACAAAAGACTATGTTTTAAACCTCACGGAGGATGAATACCAAAAAATAAGAAAGGAAGATGAAAAGAAATATAATTGTATTCGTTCCATGCGTTGTTATTATCAAAATCAAAGGTATAACGAGAAGAAAAAACAGCAGATGCGAGAGTATCAAAAAAATAATAAAGATAAAATTCGTGCTCTCAATAAATCTCGTTATACAAAACACAAACCTAAAATTGAAGAGCCTACAAATTAAATCGTTTCTTATAGTCCGCAATACTCTCTTTTAAACTTGGTAAATTCCAGAGTACAAAACGCGATAATGAGCCGGGTGTAAATGGGTTATTCCAATTTTCATTTTTCTTATGTCGTAGAATGTATAATCGTTTTCTCTCATCGTCTTTATGCATTGTGTAATCTTCAAAACCTTTTGCACCGAAATGAACAACTTTTCCATTCGTGAATAATGCTTTATATTTTTTATCTTTTAAAGGGCTGTCTCTTATACTCACTAGTTTTGGTTTATTCATTTTTATCTAATGTAAAGAATTAAATAGAACGAAATCTTTTATACTTATCTCTATAGACACATTTGAGAGTTTGGAAAATAGATAAAAGTTCAATTTGAACAAAATCCATTATTTTTGTTGTATCACAATTCCCACAGGTGAAAATATCAATTGCCAATAAACCTTCACTTGAATAACAATGCGATGTAATATGACTCTCATCCAATAATATTACACTCGTAAAGCCCTCAGGAGTATCTCCATCTAATACAACAAGTTTTTCGTGTACATTTTTCATTCCACTTCTTTGAATCGCTTTTTTCATAATATCAAATACTTTGTAGGCAAGTAGAACATAATTGATATTTTCTAGATCTACATCCCAAATAAAATCAGCAACAATATGAGTTCCCTTCATCGTTTTTTAAAAATACTACTATTTTTAAAATACAAAAATGTCAAAAAAATAGAATGCTAAAAAATGTATTAATTTTATTGAAAAAAACAGCCAAAAAAACGTATTGTATTCTCGCAATTTGTTGAACAAAAAAAACAAAAAAAGAAAAAAAACAAAAAAGTTTACGTGGTAATGTCTGAATGATGATTTTGGCGATACATCCCGTAAGATGTAGGGTGGTCGATTCCACCACTCGCTAAGATGAATGGGTGTGTTCATCTTAACTATTTAATAAAAAGAACTTTTTTAAACTTCTTTTTTTGTCAAGAGAAATTCCAAATGTGTTTTACTTTTATTGTGTCTATTCTTATTCTTCTTTTCAAGCATAACACCACATTCACATACGTATTTTGTAGTTGTTGTAGGAGGTTCATCCTCTTTCATGACCTCATCAACGACTTCGTTAACTTCTATAATTGGAACTTCTGGAACTTCTATTTCTTCTTTTGGCATATGTTCTAATGTAAAAGTCTGTATTTCAATTTTTTCCTCTAGTTTCTTCATATTGTAAATCATCTGTAAATATTTAATGTGATTTTGAATTTCAAAACTATCGGTTATTTCGAGGTCAATACATAACTTAATCATTTTTAATTAATAAGAGTATTTTCTTTATACCGCATTAATTTAAAAAAAATATTGTATTTTTTAAATAAATATGAAAAACGCCGAATATAAAATTTATAAACTCGTTTGTAGAGAGACTGACGAAGTTTATTTTGGTAAAACAATTAAACCATTACACCATAGATTATCAATACATAGAGCAAAAACGAATCGTTGTTTATCAAAACAAATTATTGACCGAGGTAATTATTACATAGAGCAAATTACCTCTACTTTGAATAAAGAAGAAAGTATTAAATTAGAGAGGTATTACATTGAGAATTTTGATTGTATTAATAAAATAATTAGTGGAAGAACTCAAAAAGAATGGGTCGACGAGAATAGAGAAAAAACCAGACAGTATCATAGAGAGTGGTATCGCAGAGAACCCTTTTTTTGTATTTGCGGGAGTATCATCGGTAAACAGAATAAATCAGTTCATATGAAAAGTAAAAAGCATCAAAACTATTCATCATCCTGTTTGTAATGTTCTTTAGATGCGTATTGTAGCATTGTTTTAATACCACTAGACCCCATTTGATGTGTCACATTTTCTAATTTTTCAAGATCAACATTACCAAAATGATGCGTCATATATGCGTGGCGGAGTAGAGAAGTACCAACATCTTTATTAAATATTGCCTTTAGCATAAAATTTAATTTATTAGGTTGGGCAACTTTATTATTCTTACCCGGAATCATATAATCGCTTTCATTAATTTTTATCCACTTATCAATTATTCTTCTTAAATTCATAGGAACAACTATGACCTGTCTCCCTAACCGAGAAGCATTTTTATAATCATTGAAAACAAATACCCATTTATTATCAAGTTTCGTATAATAATTATCTTTACTTTTCTCAGAAGTATCAAAATTGCGGATTTTGAGTAATACCATGTCTCTAGATCTTCGAGGAGGGATAAGGTAGTATAGTGATAAAACCACAAAGTGAAGTATAATATCTTTTACATCAGCAGATTTAAAACTTAAATTCAACCTCCACAACTTTTCCACTAATAAATTCATTTTCTTCCAAATTTCACCTATTTGGTCCCATGATACAAAATTCTCTTTTTGCCTCTCGTTCAACTCTTGGTCATCTTCTGTTTTTTTATATTCATTTACTGCATCTATCATTTTTTCTGTATAGAATAAAATAGCATCTTTTACTTCTTTTGAATTTTCATCTTTTTTTCCTAATAAAGAAAGAATACCAGCGATTCTACTTTTTTTCATAGAGTATGTTAGTGAATTCATATAATCCATTATTTTTCCTTGATATTTTACAAAATCATCAACACTCATTAAATCTTCACCAATTGATTTTGCTATTGTTCGAAAGACTGATAAATACGTTTTTATGCTACTATTAGTAAGAGAAGGTTTGTTTTTTTTCAAAACAGAAATAAAAAGTTCATCATTAATTGTCATTTTTATTTCTAAGAATTTTTTATTTTAAAAATAAAAAATCGCAATTTAGTTTTTCACATATATTTGTGCGAATTCTCCCAGAGACAGAGAGACAGAGACAGAGTAAGAGAATAAGAGACTTCTCTTTATAAAATAAAACCAAATAATTAATCGGTTTTCTAAAAAAATGCATTTTTATATTAAACTAAATTCTTCTTTAGTTTTATTTCTTACGGAGAATACTCTTATTTCTCTTACTCTTTCTCTGTTTTTTATTTTTTTTAATAAAAAACCAATTTTGCTTATACTCTGTTATTAAAAAACAATTTCTCTATGGGTACATCTGTTTTTAAAATAAAATACTCTTCTGTTTCGTCTTCTTCAATTATCGTATAATTATACATCTCAATAATTTTTTTTATCAAGTATAACCCAGTTACTGAGGAAACAAACAATATTGACTCAATATTACCTCCGTCTTCCTCCATTTTATTCCTTATGTCACAGAGATCACTAATATCCTCTAAATAGAAGTTCATTTATTTTCAGTGATAATTTTTTTTTAAACCGATGGCAATATGTATTTATTTTGTAAATACGTTTTACAGTAATCAATTATAAGTTCTGTTGAATAACTCCAATTAGTATAAACTTCTACTGGAATTATAATAGTTTCAAAAAGTGGAACTGATGCAGGTTTATCTTGATTTAACATTACTTCAATAATTGCTGGTTCATTGAGCTTAATTGTGATACTTCTTATTACAAAGTTGTTATAAGACGTTGTTGTAGTAATCACTATATTATTATCAAATGGAATTTCACTCATTTATTCATATATAATATTTTTTTAATTAATACCACGCAAACCAAGCACTCCATGTGGTTCCCGAAGTTTCATATCGTTTCTTAACAGCACCCCGATAACCTAAACCAGCATTTGTTGCAAAAGCGTTTTGCCAACATATACCTCCAGTTGTATTTGTCCACGGAATATATGTTTCAAGAAAAATAAAATCTGCTCCAAATGGACTTCCACAATCAGAATTTTGTGTAAATTCTCTAACTATACCACCAGCGTCTGGTCCAGAAAAATCTGTTCTATACTGGTCTGGAGTGCGAGATGTTCCTCTACTATCACAATTGTGTGTAAAATTACACATTCCATTATAAGATACTTCATAAGTGCTTTCATCATAATACATAATTCTTTTATTACCCAGCCCTGCTCCTACATATTTTGGGTCAAGTAAACGAACAGGTCTTATCTTACATACTCCTGCTGTAGTATTGTTTAAAGCTGAACCTGAAGCATTTATTGTTATTGTATTAGCTCCTGCTCCATTATAACCTGCAATATAACCTAATGCTACGGCATATGTTCCCAAGTTTGTCTGTCCAGCACCAACTCCAACAGCCGTTGAATATTTGCCTTGACCAAAACCTCCAGCCAAATAACCTAACGCTACTGCCTCACCCGCTTGAGATGTGTTTCCCGCTCTGTGTCCAATAGCCACAGATAATGAAGATTGTAAATGTTGACCGCTCCAAGAGCCAACTGCAACAGAATACGCTGATTGAGAATTATTCCCACTTAAATGACCTATAGCCACAGTGTCAACTGCTTGATTAACTTCCCCACAATCCCATCCTATACTAACAGCGTAAGAACCTTGGTTTGTTTTACCTGCTTCAAATCCAATAGCGATCGCACCTGTTCTTTGAAATTGAAAACCTGCCAATGACCCTATCCCGATTGAGTTGATAGATTGATTGTTGTTTCCAGCATTGTTTCCAATGGCTATAGCACTTTCTCCTTGAGAAAAATTTGCTACATCACTTCCAATTGCTATGGCTCTTGTTCCCTGGTTTGAAAGTCCACTTTGGTAGCCTATAGCGACCGTATAGGCTTTTTGATTTAATCTTGCTGAACTCCATCCTATCGCAATACTTTGTAAGCCTTGATTTGTTTCTCCGCTTTGAGTCCCAATAGCAATGGCATCACTACTACCTCCTCCTCGCTGAGTATTATAACCAATTGCAACGGCATATTGACCTTGAGCAAATTCGCCACTACTTTCTCCTATCGATATTGCTCTTTGGGACTGATTAGACCTCCCACTTCTATACCCAAAACAAAGGGCTCTTACACCCTGATTTTCAAACCCCGCTTCAACACCCACTGATATAGATTGTGTTCCCTGAATATTAAACCCAGCCGTTTCGCCGATAGAAATCGCTCCGCTTCGTTGGTCTATATTTCCAGCAGATGCACCTATGCTTATTGATGACCTACCTTGATTTAGCCCTCCTGATGATGTTCCAATAGCCACTCCAAACACATTTTGATTTATCCCACCTGCAGATTTTCCTATTGCAATAGCGGTAACCCCTTGATTGGAATTCCCGCTGTCTAAACCAATCGCAATTGATTGCATTCCTTGTAAATTATTACCGCTGTTAGTCCCTATCGCAACAGTGTCTCCGCCTTGAAAGAAATTTCCTGAGTTTTTTCCAAGATGGACTTTACCCGTGGTTTCTGCTCTCCAATTGTTAACTGAAGTATCCCAGTAAACATAATCACTATAATTAATTCCCGTTGTTGTTATAAAACCAGTTGGTCCTCTCGGTCCTGTTGGACCCGTCCATCCAGTATACCCCGTATATCCAGTCGCTCCTGTCCACCCCGTATACCCCGTATACCCCGTATACCCCGTATACCCCGTAAATCCTGTTGTTCCAATAGAACCCATTGCACCGAAAACACAGTTTGTCATAGAAACACCACTTAGTCCTGTAAAAAATGAATTACCGAGATACAACGTCCCTGAATATGGCGTTGTTCTATATAAAGTATTATTAACATAATAACGGACGTTCACACCATCGTGAGTGATAGTATAAACATCATTAATTGATGGTGTGACAGGTATTGTTCCAATAAAGGTACCACTTTCGTATATAGCAATTATTCCGAGACCGCCAAAAAACGAACCGTTCATGTAAAGAGCAAAATTTATGGTTGTAAAAGAAGTGCCTGTATTGATACTCGATAAACCGCACATAAAATCTTTTCCAGTCCCTATGGCTGAAGTTCCAAAAGAAACATAACTACTTGTATATCCTTGGATGCTACTAATAGCACCTGCTGTCCCCCACCCAGTAGGACCAGTGGGTGTAAATCTTCCTGCTATAAATGGGTCTTGTAAACAATTAAGATTTATTTTTGGCGTCCAAGCGTTTTGTCCGTAAGAACCTGTATAACCTGTATAACCTGTATAACCTGTATAACCTGTATAACCTGTATA